GCTTTGACCACATCAAAAAAAGCCTGAAATTCATCTTTGTTTTCAACAACTGTGTTTTTAATTTTCTCAAAAGCTGATCTTAAACCTTCAAAAATTGGTTGCACAAAACCTTTGATCGAGTCTGCCAAAGTGGTGAGTGTGCCGCCCATGCCGTCTTTCTTTGAGCCAAAGGCATCGGCAACTTTTTGCACAATCGGAATAACCTTGTCTGAGAACAAAGTGGCCAATTCCAAAACAACAGGCAAAAGAGCTTGTCCAATTGTGGTTTTGGCGTTTTCCAATTGAGCTGTGAGAATTCTTGTGCGGTTGGCTAGACCATCACTTGTGCGCTCAAAATCGCCTTGTGCAGCTGATGTCTGCTTGTAAATCAAAGCTTGAGCCGCCAACACCTTTTGTTGTGGTGTTAAAGCATTTTTGGTTGTGCTGACAATGCCTAATTCCAAAGCGGCTTGGCGCAATGAGGCATCATCCAACAAAACGCCGTATTGGCGCAGCGGTTCAGCTTCGCCACGCAATGCCGATCCAATGGCGTTGATTGCTTGTTCTGGTGATGTGTTATTAAAAGAGGCTAAATCGGATGAAAGCTTTACAAAGTCAATTGAGAATTTGCTCAAATCCTTGCCGCTTAATCCGGCAGACTTTCCAAATGTGGCAAATGTGGCAGCTGCATCCAATGCCTGTTGCTTTGTCTGGCCTAAAGAGGTCGCGGCACCCGATGCAAATTTTTCAATGTCATCAGCTGTGTCACCAAATAAAACGCCAACCTTTGAAATTGTCTCAGACAAATCTGATGCAGCTTTGACGGCATCGACACCAATTTTGATCGCCATTGCACCAGCTGCGGCAGCTACCGCAGCAAAAGCCAACGCCGCTTTCTTGCTGAAATTACCAATTTTGCCGGCAAATCCATCGACATCCTTTGAGCCTACATTGAGGCTCTTTTTGAGTTCATCAACATCAGCAAGGATTGAGAGCTTGAGTGTTCTTGATTGACCGGCCATCACCACTCCTTCAAAATCTTAGTAAATGCATTTTCCCATTGATTGATGATGTATGGCTGCTCGGCACGCAATGTTGGATAGATAAACCATCCTGTTGATCCTCGGCCGTATCTGCCAGACCACACCGGGAATTGCTTGAATTTGTTTGATCCAAATTCGTAACCGCCCCAAAGCTGTTGAGTTGTACCACCACCGCTGAATTTCTGAGATACAAAGCCATAGCTAATCTCTCCGACTTTCGATGACTTGCTCACACGCGATCCTTGTGCAATGCGAATTGCCGCCTTATTTGGGCGGCCACCAGCTGCGGCCGTGACTTTTGATTGCACATAAGTGGCCAAGCCATTTGAAACGCCTTTGGCCTCAGAAACGGCTTGCTCATCCATGGCTTTGAAAGCGCGGATAATGCCGCGCAAATCACTCTTGTTGTAAGTGATGGGTTCAATTGCCATTTTTGATCCTCAGTATCTCAAAAGCGGTTAAAATATCCTCAGCGGTTTGAAACTCTGATCGTGACAATCCTGTATGGATAGCCAATTCCCAAACAATCCGGTTTATGCTTCCGGATTCGTAGCTTTTGGGTTTTCGGTTTCTCCCATACTTATGTCAGCAACAGTTTCGCACCAAACCTCAAAAGGCTTCACAGGCTTTCCGGCCGATTCGCGTTTCATTGCGTGGTACGCCAAAAACATTAAATCGGCAATGCCCAATTTTTCGGCCACTTGCTGAATCGTGTTTCCGGTTTTCTGTTCCCATTTCATCCACTCCGGTGGGAGCGCGGTATAGGTTGCGCTCTCCCCCGTAGCGAATTCGATTGTGATTGCCAGTTTCATGCTCCCGATTTCCTTTCGTTAAGCCAATGTAGGTGTTGTCACACAGGTAAAGCTCATTGAGACAGTCTGTGCATCTGGTGCTGTTCCTCCAGCTGATGGGAAAATTGGCTGAACAGTAAAATTGAAAGTGCTGCCCGGCTCTGTCTCGAGGATTACCGCCAAAGGTGTGTTTGGTGAGTTCTCAGCTTGATTCCAAAGCATTTCGCATAGTGATGAAGCAACGCCCCAGTCAGCCAACATTTCAACAGCAAATGTGCCTTGAGTGTCGGTTGTATAATACGCCTTGCCATCGAGTGTCTGGTATGTGTTGATCGTTGAATCAACAGTAAGGATTGCAGATGTTGCTTGTGCATCAAAAGTATCCCCATCGATGCTGAAGCTCACATTTCTGCCGGTGATGATTGTTGTGGCCATGTTTTCTCCTATTGGTTGTAGTATGTGGATACTTGGAGATCGGCCGTGAGGTACTTACCGGCACCGACTTCCAAAGGTTGAGGTTGATTTACATTTCCGACTTCGTAACCATTTGGCATTGCTGCAATGATCGAAATCATCAATGTTTCGAGATTGTCCAAAGCTGCGGCGTTGTTGGCATAACCCACAACACCCGTGACAGTTAAATTGACCTTCACTTTTGTTGTGTTTTTTCCAAGCAAAACGCTTTCCAAATAAGGTGCACCCGGTATCAAACAAATTGATGGGCTGGTCATTGTCTCTGGGATGCCATTGTACACATTGGCAGCAATGCCTGAAAGTGCTGTTTTAAGTGGTGTGCGAATTGCGGATTCGATGCTCATTGGCACATCGTTTCGACATCAAGAAACGGGCCTAAGAGGCCGATGACTCTGTTGCTCAAGCTGCGGCCAAGAATAAATGGTGACGGCTGAAAATTATCCGACATGATCTGGTTGCCGGGAGCTGTAATGCTCTGGAAAATTTCAACCGCCACAACCAAAATTGCATTTTCAATTGGTGGTGTCGATGCGTACAGCTGCGCTGCCGATGATCCACTCAATGTCGCTGTTGCCGCTGGAATAAACGGCAATGGATAAGTTCGATCAGCTGCCGCTGTTGCAGCTGTAAAAGTGTAAGGCTCAATCCGATCATCGGTGACTGTATAGGTCGCGTTGTAAATTCCGGCCCCGGTTACAACAACGGATTGACCCGGCACAAAATAGTTTGGCCGCATTGTGGTGAAATAAATGACGGATTCATCCACATTGGCAAAAGTCACCGATGATTGGTATTGCGTAAGTAAAGGCAAAATCGTTTGCTCAGCCGAATCAATGTATGAATCAAGCTGTGCATCACTATACAAAGAAACCGAGACACCCAAAATCGCTCTCAGCTGTGAGGCTGTAACTATTGCAGGCATCTCGGTTCCTTTCGTGTCAGTAGCGTTCGGGAGCGACCGCTACCGATAGTGA